TGGTCGTTCTATACTTCGCAATGCTTATACTTCTTACGAGTATCTTAACAACTTACAGTCGATAGAAGCTATTGCAGTAGAGCGTGAACTTGCAGGTATCCCTGTAGCTCGTATTCCTGCTGAGTACCTCTCAGGAGATGCTTCCGCTGCACAGTCAGGCTTCGTACACAACCTACAGCAAGTCCTACGTGACGTTAAGTTTAACGAACAAGGGTACATTATCCTTCCCTCGGATACCTACCCTGATAAAGATGGTGCGCCTAGTAGCACACGCCTTGTTGATGTAGAACTCATGGCATCAAACGGTAAACGTAACATAGACATTAACCCTATCGTTAATCGTTATCAACATGACATTGCACGTTCTATGCTTTCTGAGTTTCTTCTTCTTGGGACATCTGGTGGTTCCTACGCCTTGTCCAAGTCGAAGACAGACCTGTTCCTCCGTGCGCTTGAGAGTTATATCCAAGCAATCGTCGATGTTCTCAACAAACAGTTGGTCGAGCGTCTTTGGCAGTTGAACGGTCTGAACTATGACATGATGCCAACCATTGAGGCTGGTGATGTCGCTCCACACGATCTGCGTGAGATTTCTTCCTTCCTACGTAACCTCAATGGTGCAGGTATTGACGTTAGTAGTCACCCAGAAGTTATCAGTGACCTTATGGGTATTGCTGAATTAGACTATGACCCAGAGGTGGAACAAGAGACCCCAACTGAGGATCAAGAATAATGGCAACTCTAAACAACAGGGTATTCGACAATGGCCTTACGGTACTAGATACTGAGGCTAACCGAATTGACATCACTTCTCAAGAAGCTGCAAGTTATGCAGAGGCGACTTCTACCTACACTTTAGGTAACTCAACTTCTCTTTCCATTGCTGCCCCTTCTGACAGGTCTGGTGGTGGTCGTGAGGTTGTTGTAGCTGCTGTAGCAGACGCCTCAGTGACAGGCAGTGGTACGGCTACACACTACTCTATAGTTGATACAGGTAACTCTCGTCTACTTGCTACAGGCTCTCTTACGGCAAGCCAAGTAGTCGCTTCTGGAAACACTTTCTCACTAGGATCATTTACTATCGGTATACCTGATCCTGCATAATAAGGGTTATGGGCCATGACCAGCAGGATTCTACAGCAAGATAGTGGGCTAATCCTCACCGAAGCCAGTGAACCCATAATAAATGAGGATTTCATTGGTGCTGATGGTTTCTCTACTGGTAATCCAGTATTACAAACCACCGCAATAACTCAAGACCACGTTACAAACGTAATTTCCATCGTAACTGGTCAACCCATTGTCTCAACAACGACAATAACTCAAGATCACGTCATAAACTTAACTTCTGTTGTAACTGGGCAACCTGTAGTTCCCACTACTGTTATAACTCAAGATCACGATCTAACAGTAGTAAGTTTTGTCACAGGTTCTCCAGTAGTCTTAACGACACCCATAACTCAAGATCATGATCTAACAGTAGTAAGTTTTGTCACAGGTTCTCCAGTAGTCTCAGACACTACTGTGACAGAAAATGAGAGCTTCTCTATTCTTCCTGTCGTCACAGGTACGCCAGAAGTAAACCCGACCACCATAACACAGCACAACGTACTCTCTGCTAATGGGATACTTACAGGAAGACCCGAAGTAGAAGATGCAACAGACCCTAATATAATATTTGAACAGGTAGAAGAGAAAATGCTTGGTGGTTGGCCTAAACGTCTATTTGAACATACAGAACTAGCAATCTCTAGGGGCTTCACAAAAGGTCATACGGCTATTTATAAGTTTGGATACAATCCAGATGTAAATGGTAATGAAGAAACTGTCTGGTCATACGGCGGTAATTATCCTTGGTTAGATAACCCAGTCACTATGTTCATAAGCAGTACGAGTGCGAATGACGCAAGTGGTGGCACAGGGGCTAACACCATACTCATCCAAGGTCTGGATGGGGATTATAACGAAATAGAAGAAACTGTAACTTTAAACGGACAGACACAAGTTGCTACCCAGTCATCGTATTTAAGGTTGCACAGGGCTTTTGTTACTCTAGCAGGTTCCAGCGGAACTTCTGGCGGTACGATATACATAGGTTCCTCTGGAGCTACGGGTGGTGTGCCTAATACCACAGTATACGGAAGTCTTGCTCTAGGTAATCAAACACAAGTAGCCGCCTACACAGTACCTGCTGGTCACACGTTGTACTTAGATGAAATTAACTTTACCGCCGCTCTTAGCACAGCAAACAAAAGAGTAAACATTAGTTTTCATTCTAGGGACTTTGGGTCGAATGTATTTAGAGCCAGATTTGTAAATGTACTACAGAGCAATCAACTCCTACAGCTTTTTAAGTACCCACAAGAGTTCAAAGAGAAGACTGACTTAGAATGCAGGGTATCTACAAATACCACGAACAATCCTATAGCCGCATCTTTCCAAGGCGTCCTAATCAAAAACACAGCTTAAGGTTATAAAATGTCAAAGACTGGCCTCAAAAACAAGATGGAAGCCCATAACAAGAAGTCTAAGTATAAGGTAACTATGCGAATGCTTCAAGCGGTCTATGATCGTGGTATTGGTGCTTACAAGACTAACCCCTCAAGCGTTCGCCCTAGCGTAAAGTCACCTGAGCAATGGGCTATGGCCCGTGTCAACAGTTTTCTTAAGATCGTAAGCGGTTCTAAGTCAGCTAATCACGATAAAGACCTTCTACCTTCATCTCACCCTTCGTCAAGTAAGAAGTCCATGAAGAAGGCACAATATGCCAACGATATTTTCACTACGGAGCCAGAAGCAGTCTCCCGTAGCATGGATATAGGTCTTGAAGGCAAGGTTCACGTTCACGACTACGATGGTCAGGCTGTTTATATGCCAGGAGAGAGCCATGAGGCTTACCTAGCGCACTATGACAGGGGTGAGGCTATAGAAGAGGAAGAAGGCTCCTCAGTGGACCGTATAGAGGCTCTCAGGGCTATTGTAGCTGAGGTAATAAAGACAGAGTTTGCTAAGGCAGAGTACCAAGGTGAGAAAGTAACACTTAACAAGCCTCGTCGCATCAAAGGTGGCAACAAGAAGTTTGAAGTGTTCGTACAGGACGGTGGCAAGGTTAAGAGAGTTACCTTTGGCGACCCTAACATGGAAATCCGTCGTGATGACCCGAAGGCTCGTGCCAATTTTCGCTCCCGTCATTCGTGTGACACCAAGAAGGACAAAACAAAGGCTGGCTACTGGTCATGCCGTATGTGGGAAGCAGGTACATCAGTGAGTGATATGACAAAGAATATAGAAGGTAAAATCCTTAAGACCGACGAAGAACAGCGTATGGTCTATGGCTGGGCCTCAGTAGTAACCGAAAAGGGTGAAGCTGTAGTAGACCGCCAAGGGGATGTTATCGAAGCTGGCACACTTGTGAAAGCTGTAAACGAATTTATGGAGCATGTGCGTGTCGGCAAGGCTATGCACACAGGAGAGCAAGTTGGCACAGTAGTCCACTCGCTTCCTATCACTAAAGAAATCGGTGATGCTCTTGGTATCCAGTCTGACCGTGAAGGATGGGTCGTTGCTTACAAAGTATTCGACGATGGCATCTGGGCTATGGTGAAGTCTGGCGAACTTGCGGCCTTCTCCATTGGCGGTCGTGCTATGAAAGAGGAGATTTAATCTTGCCTAACCTCCTAAAAAACTTGCAACTTGAGGAACTGTCCCTTGTGGACCGTCCAGCCAATGCACAGGCGATGGTTAGTCTCTTCAAGCGTGACAATTCCGAAGAGGAAATTATTAAAATGACTGAAGAAATGGAAGCCAAAGTAAAGGCATACATGGAAGAAAAGTCGTGTGGGAGACCAGAAGCTATGAAAGCTCTTGGCTACGACATGATGAAAGAGGAAGAAGCTGAACCCGCTAAAATGGAAGAAGCTCCAGAAGTAGATAAGGCAGAAGAAGCAACAGCAGAGGAAGTCGAAATTGACACCCTCAAGGCTGAGAACGAGCGTCTTCGCAAAAGTCTTATTGAAAATGGCTACGTCATCAAATCTGATGTTATCGAAAAGAAAGCTGAAGTTGAGATGCTGGAAGTTGAAGGCGAGATGGTAGTTAAATCTGACATCCCTGCACCAGTTCTTAAAGCACTTGAAGCTGCTGCTGTTGAGAAGGCTGACATTGAACTGGCAAAACGTGCTGGTGAAGTTCTGCCACACTTTGACATCTCTGTCGCTAAATCTCTCGTAGCTAAGTTCTCCGAAGATGAAGCAATCATGGAAGCACTGAAGGCCGCTGATGCAGCATTCGATGCAGCTATGCAAGAATTTGGTAAGTCTGACGTAGACGGTGAGTTTGCTACTTCTGCTGACAAACTGGATGCCCTCGTAAAGTCCTACATGGACGAAAACAAACTGAAGAAAAGTGAGTTTGCCAAGGCTTATGCTGCTGTAGCTAAGACTGATGCTGGTAAAGCTCTTATTAACAAATCCTATAAAGGGGAATAAAAATGGCTGTAATGCAATCCCGCGACAACCGCACATTTATTGCTGGCGAAGACCTCTCCGCAGCACAATTCAAATTCGTAACTCTTGAGTCAGATGGTCAAGTTGATCTAGCTGACGCTGCTGGTGAGAACGCTATGGGCGTCTGTCTTGTCGGTGGTACTGCTGGTAACGCAGTAACAGTATGTGTATCAGGTTCAGTTATGATAACTGCTGGTGGTACTGTTGCCGCTGGAGCCTCTCTACAAACAGACGCTTCAGGTGATGCTATAACAGCCGCAAGTGGTGATGTAGTTCTTGGATACGCCCGTGAAGCTGGTGTAGACGGTCAAATCATCGAAATGGAAATGATCCAAGGTGGCAACTTAGTCGCCTAATCCAGCATTTAAAGGAATAATATAATGCCTCTTTTAACTCCCTCCGCTGTACATATTGACCAGCCTTTGTCTAACTTGACACTGGCCTATGTACAAGAACAAACATCTTTTATCGCTGACAAAGTATTCCCAACTGTAGGTGTACAGCGTCAGTCTGATAAATACTACATTTACGACCGTGCAAATATGAACCGTTCTGGTGATGTTAAGAAATTAGCACCACGTACAGAAGTTAACCGTATCGGCATGGCTATCTCTAACTCATCATACTTCGCAGACGTATTTGGTCTGGGTATGGACTTTGATGAGCAAACACTAGCTAACGAAGATGCAATGTTGGAAATCCGTTCCGCTGGAGCAGAGACACTAACTAACCGTCTGTTGATACATCGTGAGAAGCAGTTCGCTTCTACATTCTTTGTCAATGGCGTTTGGACAACAAGCGTATCTGGTGCTGCTAACGGTGCTGGCACTCCTGTTTACTGGAATGACTACACTAACTCAACACCTATCTCAGATGTAACAACTGGCGCACGTACTATGCAGTTGACTTCTGGCGGCTTCAAGCCAAACACAATGGTTGTTGGTAAAGAAGTACGTGACATCTTGGTTAACCACCCTGATATCCTTGCACGTTTGAATGGTGGTTCTACCATCAACAACCCTGCTCTGATTACAGATGGTAAACTGGCAGAAATCTTCGGTATGGAAAACTTCCTAGTTATGGAAGCTGTCGAGAACACTGCTGCTGAAGGTCTAGCAGAATCCTCTGCTTTCATCGGTGGTAAGAATGCTCTCTTGGTTCATACACCTAGAAACTCAGGTCTGATGACACCAGCCGCTGGTTTGACATTCGCATGGAACAATGTTCCTGGCGTAAATAACCTCGGCGTTACTGTTGAGAGCTACTCTGACGATGCACTTAAGCGTCAGCAGGTTGCAGAACACATCCAAGTTAAAATGTCCTACGACATGAAAGTCGTCGGAGCTGACTTGGGTTACTTCTTCAACGCTATCGTTCAATAAGAACTAATACATATACTAACGGGGAACCCTGAGTTAATCCTTGGGGTTCCACCCAACTTATAAAAGAACACAACAGTATCCTTACATAACGGAGTAGTCCTATGCACCCTACATATTTGGGTTGGCAGGTTGATTGGCCTGTCTTTATTAAAATACCAGTGTCCTCAGCAGGAAAGAACTGGAAACGTGGTGAACATTTTAATTGGTTAGAACAAAGCATAGACCCTGATAAGGTCGCTAGTCTTTACACCTCTGGTTATCTCTACCACAACAAAGAATTAGAAGTACAGAACAAGGTTGGAGACAGGTTGTCTGAGTTCTCTAGCAAGCAGCTAGATACCCTTGTTAGCTTACTTAACGTCATCGTCAAAGACAGAACTTCAAGTACATCTGAGTACAACATAAAGAAGTGTCGCAAGTCTAAGATCGACGACAAACAAAGAGGTCTGATCCGTCGCTTCCTAAACAACAGCGCATGGATTAGTGAAGACTTCTACCGCATTCGGGATGAGGTTCTCGGATAATAGTAAAACGAAGGGACGACTTGAATGGCTTGGACATATGATCCATCTGATCTAAACACTACTACGGCTTCTGGTCGCCTCAATACTGTTCGCCTTCTGGTTGGTGACACCGACACTCAAGACCAACAAGTACAAAACGCAGAGATTACCTTCGGGTTGTCTCAGAACGGTGATAATGTTTACTATTCTGCTGGGTGGATAGCCCGTACCATATCCTCTCAGTATGCCCGTAAGGTAAACACATCCCTAGATGGCGCACTTAAGGCTGACTACTCTGACCTTATGAAGCACTACTCAACACTAGCTGATAACCTAGAGTACCAAGGTAAGACCTCTGGTGCATCTGTTGGTATACTTGCTGGTGGCATTACCAAGTCTAAGGTAAACTCTGTACGTGATAACACTAACCGTATCGAAGGTTCATTCCGTAGAGACCGTTTCAAGAACCCCCCAAGTTACCAAACACCAGAGTATGAATAAGGAGAGGTAAGATGTCTTTTCGCTCCTATGACTTGCTAAAACTTGTACAAGACTTTGGTGAAAGCCTAACTCTTCGTAAGGTGACTACAGGTGGGACTTACAACCCTGCTACTGGTGAGATTGATGGTTCAGCTACTACGGACTATTCCTTCACGGGCTATATGTACAACTACGATAATGGCATCTCTGGAAACATGGATATGGTCGTTAGGGGTATTCGTAAGTGTGTTATACCTGCACTTGGACTTGCTGTCGAACCAGATACTGATGACCTTGTTGTTGGCAATGGAGACAACGTAAAGATTATCTCTGTAGTTACTATCTTCTCTGCTGGTACTCGTATTTGTTACCTCTGTGATGTGAGGGAATAGTATGTCAGTACAATCAACAGTTAAAGTAAACAAAACTTTACAGCAAAAGCTAGACAAGGCAAATGGCAGTATTGAAGAAGCTATTAAAGATCAGCTTGAGCATATTGCTAACTACGCTGTAGCTATTTCCCCTGTTGACACTGGTGCTTATGTAGAAAGTTTTTCTATGATACCTGCTGGTCAAGGTGGTGGTCGTATGAAAAGTCGTTCAGCTAGGTCTGATAGTGTTAAAGAAGGTGAAGCTAAGAGGGAAACCTTTGCTTCTAAAGCAAGAAAAAACCTTTACGGAGACATTAATAAGTTTAACCTAGAGACTTCTGATAAGATTACCCTGATAAATCGTTCAACCCACGCTAGGGATGTTGAGGATACCTACGGATATGGGGTTTTTGCAAAGGTGAGGAATAAGTTTGGCTAGTATATACAATGATATTAGGGCTGCACTTGAAAGTCACCTTTCCAATGTGTCAGGCATACCTAGTGTGGCTTATGAGAACGTAACTTTTGAGCCTACAACTGGAACTAGCTTTTTACAAGTTATGTTCTTACCAGTAGAAAGACGCCCTGCTGCAAGGGGCTTAAATCCACAACAAAGATACCAAGGTGTGTTTTCTATCTTGGCACACACTCCAGAGGGTAAAGGACCAAAGGCGGCTGATGATTACGCTAATATATTGATAGAAGCGTTTGAAGCCACAACTGACATATCCTTTACTAACTCTGACACAGAAACTATCAAAGTATCTATCGACTACGCAGAACGACAGCAGGGTATTATAG